TAAATACATTAGAATAGGAGATAACATGGGACAAATAATTCAAGGAAAAGATTTTAGAAAGATAACTTTTCGACAAGAAGGAAATTGGACAAGATATGCAGGAGGGAATGCCAAACAAAGGGCACAAAAAAATCAAATTCCTTTAATTCAAAAAGCAATTGATGATCGCCGAAGGCAGATAGGAAATAAATAATGAAAACAGAAACACAAAAAGATTCAAATTTTTTAGCTCATGATTTTACTGCCCCATGGCAATCTAAAATAACAAAAGAACAATGGATTCAATTTCTGACTCATACCTTTCATCAAGAAGATCGGGAAAAGGTATATGAATTGCTTCATTCATATTTGGAAAGTATTTCCCCCCCTCAAAGTGCAGTTACAAATTCTGCTTTTTATTATAAATCTCCATTAACTTTTTTGGAACTGGGATTTGGACAATGTTATGATTTTGCCCATTGTTTCATGTTACTTCATGATATAGAAACAATAGAATACACGGGACAAGAGGTTACCCCTCAATTTGTTGAATTTGCAAGAGAGGAATTTTGTAAATATAATAATTATAAATTTAAAGTAGGGGATTTTAATTCATTATTAAAATCAGATATCATATATACTCGGCATGTGTTAGAACATCAACATCCTGATAATTGTTACCTATTTTTTGAAAACATATTAAAGGCAACAAAGAAATTGTGTATCATTTCATGGTTTTGCCCCCCCGGTGAAGAAAAATTTACATGGAATGATCGGGATGGATTTAATCATGAAGGGGCCTATGTTAATGTTTATAGTAAAGATAAGTTAAATAACTTAATTGAAAAATATAATTTTAAATTAACTTCTTATTTAAATAATAAAATATATTATATGAGGAAAAATAATGAATAATTATAATTTTCTGAATTTTTCATTAGATCAGTTATTAAATATTGATATAAAATCTCTCCCCTGGCCCCAACAAAGGGAGTTATTAAAACAAATTAAATTAAAGAAAAATGAATTAGAAACACAAGAGATATCATTACTTAAACAAAAAATAACTTTTCATGAACAGGAGGTTAAATCCCTCAAATTGGATATTTCCTCATATAAACAAAAAACTGAATTATTTGTACAAGAAACCAAATCACTTAAACAAAATATTGAAACAAAAAAAGTAATAAAAGAATTAATCATTGACAATACAATAAATGAAGAAACAGATAAAGAAGTAAAATCGATTATTTCAAATATAACCGATAATACAAAATTTATAATTGTTTCCTATTTTACAAATGATAAATATAAAAAAGAACTTCAAAATCTTTTAACATCTATAAATAAATACGGGTTAAGTTATTATATTGAAGAATTAAAAGATAAAAATAATTGGGTGTTAAATACCCATTATAAACCTTGGGTGATTAAAAGGGCATTATTATTATTTAATCGTCCTATTGTTTTTCTTGATGCAGATGCAGTTATAAAAAAATACCCTGAATTGTTTGAAAATATAAAAAAGGATATTGCTGCTTATTTTTCAGAAAGTGGAAATCTTTTATCCGGAACCCTGTATTTTAAAAATACATTGGAAAGTTTAAAATTAATAGAAATGTGGAAAAATGAATGTCTTATAAATAAAGATGTTTGGGATCAAAATATTTTAAAAGAATGTGTTCAAAAAAGAAGAATTGATATTGAACATCTTCCAAAATGTTATTGTCAAATTTTTGATTCATTAAAAAATGAAGTCCCTGTAATTGAACATTATCAAGCAAGTAGAAGGTATAGAAAACAAACAAAAATTGATACCGAAAAAATACTTTTATTGGTTCCATCAAGAAAACGTCCGACTAATATTCATCGATTAACAAAATCTGTATATGAAACTGCTTCTTATCCTGAAAGAGTAGGTATTTCATTTTTAATTTCAAATTCAGATACAGAAAATAAAAAGAAAATTAAAGAATTACAAAAAACATATCCTAATATTTTTATTAATTATGAACAAGCAAAAATAAAAGCAGATGTAAATCTCTCTGAATTATGGAATAATTTATATGCTGAAAATACATGGTCAAATTATGTTGGATTTTACGGGGATGATGTAGAATTTAAAACAGGTGGATGGGATTCAATGATAATATGTGAATTTTTAAAAAATGAGGAAATGCCATTAATGATTCGTACCAATGACAGTTTTCAAAAAGAAATGGCAGTGTTATTTTTTACTAATAAAGTTCTTCATTCTGCCCTTGGATTTTATATGCCCGATCAATATAAATTGGTATGTATGGATCAATATTTAAGCGATGTTTGTCAACAAGTGCAATGTTATAAATATCTTGAACATGTTAATACATACCATCATGCAATTGTATTGGGAAGAGCGGATAAAGATGAAACCCATGAATTGAGAAGAAAAGGAAAGGCACATGAGCAAGTTTTAGCTGATATGTCATTATATAATACCGATGAAGAAAAAGAAAAAAGAAATGAATCAATTGATAGGTTAAAAAAATATATTTCTTTTATTCAAAATAAAAGGTAAAATTATGTTTATATTTGAGCAAATTTTACAAATTTGGATGATTGTTACTTCAATTTTGGGAAGTTTTTTTGTAGCTTCAAAAAATAAAAATATAATAAAATGGGGTTTTTTGTTGTTATTTGCAGGGCAGGTTTCATATTTTTATATATGTTTTTTCCCGGTGTTCAGATTTGGTTTATTCATAACTTCAATTTTTTTTACCTTTAGTTGGGTAAAAGGAATATACCATTATTGGATACAAAAATGAGAAAAGAATTATTAATAATACAACCAGGGCGAAAAGGGGATATCCTATTGGTTCTTCCAATTGCAAAGTATTATTATGATCTCGGATATGAAATAACATGGCCCATTTGCAATGAATATCAAAATTTGTTTTTATATGTCAATTTTCCAATAAACGTAATTGATATTGGTCCTCTAACAAGTGGGATTGAAGCATATGAGAGGTCAAAAAATATAGGTAATAATTTTAATGGGACTTTGGATCTTGCAATTGGTTTTGGAAATCAAAATCTAAATGATGAATGGAAAAAGACAAATTTATCATTTGATGTTTGGAAATATAAAAAAGCCTGTATTCCTTATTTTCATAAATATCTTTTATTAAAAATAATAAATAGAATTCCGGAAATTGAAAAAGATTTACTTAATTTTTTTGATATAAAAAATGATCCTTATATAGTGATTCATCAAAATGGAAGTAACGGAAGACATTTTGATTTTAAAATTGATAAAGCTATAAAAACAATTGAAATAAAACAATTTCCTTCAAATAGATGGGAAATTTTTGATTGGATTTCTTTATTACAAGGGGCACGTAAAATATATTGTGTAGATAGTTGTTTTTTAAATCTGATCGATCAATGTAAAATAATCCCACCAGATGGAAGATTTGTTCATTTTTGGAATGAATATTACTCGCTAAAAGATTTACCCCTTTTATCCCCCTTTGTATCTAATGATTGGATTTCGGTGTAAAAATTTTAATGGACGTTACATAATATAAACAGGGCAAAGGTGGAACCAATAATATGAAGAAACCCATAACTGACAAGCCTCCTCTTTGCCCTTATAAATTTTGATATTTGTTTTTTAATTTTAAAAAACCCTTAAAAGAAGGAATATGTCATTATATAATAAACATAGACCAAATGATTTTGATGAAATAATCGGACAAGATTCGATTAAGAAACAATTAAAATATATTGTTTCAAAAAAGGATGATCCTTCTACAAAACATTTTTTTATATTTTCAGGACCATATGGAACAGGGAAAACAACATTTGCTCGAGTTTTTGCAAAAGAACTTGGTTGTTCAAAATGGGACCTTACCGAAATTGATGCTGGAACAGATCGGGGAGTAGGATCAGCGGATAAATTAAAATTAAATTTGGATCTTGCCCCTTCTTCCGGAAAAATTCGAGTATGGATTATTGATGAAATTCAAGAAACCAGCAGTGCCTTTCAAGGATCACTTTTAAAAGTTTTTGAGGAACCTCCCAAACATGTTTATTTTATTTTATGTACTACAAACATTGAACAAATAAATGCTGGAATTATAAGTAGGGCAAGTGTATTTCATCTTCAAAAATTAAATCCCCCCTATATTGGAATTAAAAAAGCATTAACTGATATATGTATAAAAGAAAAAATTAAAATTTCCGATGATGTAATAAGGGAAATATGTAAAGCATCGGAAGGGGCTTACAGAAATGCCATATCAATTTTAGAATCTGTTATTGGGTTATCAGAGGAAGAAGCCCTTGATGAAATTCAAAAAACAGTTCTTTCAGGAGGGGTCTTTCGGCAATTGTGTCAATGTTTGTATAAAAAAAAGGAATGGGACATTATATGTAATGTAATAAATGACTGTGAAAATGTAGAAAAAATGAGAAGGGGAATATGCAGTTATTTTTCAAAAATGATAGAAAAATCATATACAGATATAAGGGCAGGATTTGGAATTTATTGTTTTAAGGACCCTGCTTTTTATACAGGAAAAGCGGGATTGATGTTATCATGTTTTAAATATTTTAATGGAGATGAGCAAAAATGGATGAATTAAAAATTGATATATCACAATATAAGTATTTATATATTGAAATAACAAAACCGAATTTGACATTAGATTTAGACGCTCTGCATCAAGAAATGACCATGTTATCAACACTTGTTCTTGATTATGGGGATCTATTATCAGAAGTAAAATATGAACAATCTGGGTATAAATCATTATTTTGCTCAAATTTAAGAGAAAATGATTTAAAAATAAGTGAATCAAAGGTAAAGGCATCGGTTGAAGAAGATTCTGTATATAATCAATTTCAAAAAAATGTAGATAAATTAAAATCAATTTTAGATGCATTATATACACACAGAAAGATGTTAGAAAAACTAACTGATTTGTGGGTTAATGAATATTGGAACTCATCAAAAGATTTAAAACAAAATTTTAAAGAAAGAGGAAACATTGTAAGAAATAGGGGTGAAAAAGAAAAAGAAAAAACAAGGGAAGATATTGTTGATCAACAAAGGGAAGCACTTAATAAGTAAATTCTAATTTTTTAAAAGAGAGGTAAATCATGGATTATCGTCAGCAACAAGAAGGTTTAAGAAATAGAACAAATACAAATGTAGATAATAAAGATAAAAAAACATATGGGAAAAAGGGAAAAAGTATTTTTGATTTTTCCTCATTTGAAAAACCTCCAACTTTCTATAATGTAATTGAAGGGTATAATTTTCTTGATGTTCTTCCTTTTATTATAAAAAGTAAATATCATCCTCAGGAATTTAAACCTGGGCAAATTGATTACGTTATTGAGGTATATGTTCATTCTGGAATTGGATTACTTAATAATCATTATATTTGTCTTGAAAAGACATTTGGACGACCTTGTTTTGTTTGTCAGGAAAGGCAACGATTGATTAAGGAAGAAAAGAAAAATTGGAAGGAACCCGAAGTATCAGCGCTTAATTGTTCCAGAAAAGTGCTTCATAATGTTCTTGATTTGAAAAACCTTGATAAGGGGATTCAACTTTTTTATGCGAGTTATGCTTATTTTGAAAAGGAACTTCTTGATGCCGTTAATGATTACAAGATAAAGAAAAATCTTACAATGGCACCATTATTTGCTGATCTTTTGGAAGGCAAATCAATTTCTTTTAAAGCATCCGCTGAAAAGTGGGGAGAAATCCCTTATTTTAAGTATAAGAATTTTACTCTTGAAGATAGAACACAGGCATTTGATCCTTCAATCCTTGAAATGACAATTCCTCTTGATTCGATTTTGTATATTCCTACTTATGATGAAGTAAAAACAGCTTTTTATGATGTTGAAGGGGAACAGGAAGAGAATGAAAAAACCTCAGATACATCAATTGAGCAAAATAAACAACGGGAACAGCCTCCATTACCATCTGTTATAAACCAATTTATGCGTCCAATTGAAACACCTCTTAAACAAGAAGGGACAATGGGGATCATAGATGAAGTAAAAAATGAAAAAGAGGCAATTCAACAACTTAATCATACAGATGACGATAATTGCCCTAATAAACATATTTTTGCTAAAGATTGTGATACAAAACCAGAATGTATTAACTGTCCCAAATGGGAAGCGTGTTCTGATAAACAAATTGAGATGAAAAAAGCTGCGAGAAAGGCATTAAATAAGTAATTATTATTTAAGGAAGTAGGTTGAGTAATGGGATCATATACGGACGTATCATATTTAAAATATGGATTAGGAATGATCCCCCTGTGAATCGGGAAAAAGCTAATAAGTGATATAATGTATCACCCCCTATAAACGTCTAAGGGGATAAAATGGGCCAAACACATGGAAGTGGCAAGATTCACCCTTAAATAATAATTACACAATTTTTTATAAAGGAGTATATATGAATTTTTTTACAACGGGATCTTTTCTATTTGATAAAGCACTTGGAAATGGTTTTCCAGCAGGAAAAATAGTAAATCTTATTGGGGATAAATCAACGGGGAAAACATTAATCGCTTGTGAAACAATAGCACAAGCAAAGGCAGTTTACGGGGACAAAGTAAAATGGTTTTACGATGATGCAGAGGCGGGATTTTCATTTAATACCGAATTAATTTATGGATTTCAGATTCTTTCAGATGAAAGGAAACCATCAAGTACAATGGAGGAACTTGATTATAATTTGGATCGATGTTTAAATCAAATTGAAGATGATGAATTATTTATATATGTAGTAGATTCCTTTGATGCTCTTTCATCAGAAGAAGAAATGGAATTGGTTGAAAAAAGAAGAGCAGCAATTGCAAAGGGAAAAGATTTTGATGAGGGATCTTATATGTTAAAAAAGAATAAATTATTCAACCAATTTTTCCGAACACAAAGACAAAGGATTAAAGATAAAAATTGTTTACTCATTTTTATCTCTCAAATCAGGGATAATATTGGAGTAACATTTGGTAAAAAATATAAAAGATATGGCGGAAAAGCCCTTGATTTTTATAGTTCCCAAGTGGTTTGGTTATCAGAAGCAGAAAAATATGAAACCAAAGATGAACGTGCTTATGGAATAGCGGTAAAGGCATACGTTGAGAAAAATAAAATTGGAAAGCCATTTAGAACATGTTTCTTTGATATTCGATTTGATTATGGAATTGATAATACATTTTCAAATGTCAATTTTTTGTATAATCTAAGAGACGGATTTGGTAAATTAAAAGCAGGGAAAAAATTACCTGAGATTAAATGGAATGATCAAATATTTAATTCTCCAGATGATTTAACTTTTTTTATTGAAAAAAATGGATTTCATAAAGAATTACAAAACAAGGTGGATGAACAATGGGAAGCCCTTGATTTTGCCACTTCAATTGAAAGTACCGGGAGATGTTCAAAACTTGATTTAATGAAACAAATATATAAACAAATTCCCCCGCCCATTATTGAAGAAAATTCTTCTCAAAAAAAGACGGCGGGAAGACCTAAAAAAAATGAAAATTAAAATAATAAAGGGGACTAAACCTGATACTTTTATTTTAGAAATATATGGGGGTAACCCATTATTAACTCATTTTTTTACAATTGGAATATTTCATATAAAAAGTATTCAAAAACAAATTGAAAAAATTTTAAAAAGAACACCAATTAAAATTGCATCGAGAAAGGGAAAGGCACGTGAATTACAAAAATGGGTAGCTAATAAAGTAAGTGAAATAACAGGGATTCCATGTGGAAAAGATCAATTAATTGAATCCCGGGAAATGGGACAAAGTGGTGTTGATGTAAAATTAATTGGTAAAGCAAAAGAGATATTTCCCTTTTCAATTGAATGTAAAGCACAAGAAAAATTAAATTTATATGATGCAATAAAGCAAGCAATTACAAATCAACGAGAAGGAACAACCTGGTTATTGTTTTCAAAGAAAAAAAATACAAAACCCATTATAACAATGGATGCCCAAGAATTTTTTAATATCTATTCCCACTTAATAGAGAAAAATATACATGATTAAGTCAATTGAAATAACTAATTTACAATCACATGACCATACAATTTTAAATTTTTGTAAATCCACGAATGCCATTACCGGGCCTTCTGATAGTGGAAAATCTGCAATTTTCAGGGCGTTTGGATTTGTAATGAATAATGATCCAAATAATGTTGATGATTTATTATCAAATTGGTGTAAGGACACGGATGAAGTTAAAGTAAAAATTGAAACATATGAAGGAAATATAATTGAAAGGATTCGATCAAAAACAAAAAACATGTATGTTCTTAATAGTCAAGAATTAAAAGGATTTGGTCAAAATGTACCAGATGCTGTACAAAAAATATTAAATATTTCGGAATTGAATTTTCAAACACAATATCAAATGCCCTTTCTTCTTTCATACAGTCCCCCGGAAATATCAAGATTTATTAATAAATTAATTGATCTTGAAGATATTGATATTTTTTATAGTGAAGTTGAACGGGATAAAAGGGATGTTATTTCATCATTAAAAGCATGGAAAAAACAACTGGAACTTGAAACTATAAAACTCGAGCAATATTCATATTTAGAAAATATACAAAAAGAACATTTGCAGGTTAAAGAAATATATGATCGAATTGAATATATAAAAGCATGGATGACCTCATTAATAAATTTAATGGCAAGGATATCCGAGTTAAAAAGTAAAAAAAGAAATCTTTCAAAAATTTTAATACAAAAAAATGAAATTGAAAATTGTTTGTCATCAATTGAATCGATTAATAATATTTTATTCAAAAAAGAACAAATAGAGAAACGAATAAACTTAATTCAAGTACTTAGTAATAAAATATATATTTTGTCACTTGAAAAGAAAAAATATAAACAGATATTAAAATATAATTTAGAAATAAAAAAATTAAATGAAATACATAATAATATTGAACAAAAGATTATTGAAATTAAGCAAAAAATAAAAGAATTAGAACAAATTGAAACATTATCTGGAAAAATTAAACGATTATTAATACAAAAAGATGAGATAACAAAACAAAAAATCTCCTTTGAAAAGGAAATAAATATATTACTTATAGAAAATGAAATTAAATGTTGTCCGTTTTGTGGGGCAGTATTAAAGATAGGAAATAATTGTGAATGCTAAAAGTAAATTAAATATTTTTGTTGATTCAGGGGCCTTTACTGCATTTACACAGGGAGAAAAAATTGATATAAATGAATATATTTCTTTTTTAAAAGAAAATGAAAAAGAAATATTAATGGCTGCTAATTTAGATGTTATCGGTGGAACGGAAGAAACACAAAAACAAACACAAATAAATCAAGAAATAATAAATAATGCAAATTTAAATATAAAAGTTCTCCCTTGTTTTCATTATGGAGAAGATTTTTCAATATTAAAATTATATGTTGAAAAATATGAATATATAGCACTTGGTGGAATGGCAAAAATGACAAAAACAGATACTGAATCAGTACATAATTGGTTAATAAAATGTTTTGATATTATATGTAATGAAAAGGGATATCCGAAAGTAAAGGTACACGGATTTGGAATAACAACAATTAGTTTAATGTTTGCTTATCCCTGGGAATCAGTTGATTCAGTACGACCAATATTAGTTGCTGGATTTGGAGATATTATGATAGCAACAAAAAAAGAAAATAAATGGGATTTTCTTAATAATAGAATTGTGCATATGGCTTATATGGAAGAAAATTCAAAAAAAATAAATAGTTCTGATCGATTTTTTTATTACCATCTTCTTCCAAAGGACTCATTATTAAAAAAAGAAATTGATGAATATTTTGATACATTTTTTCCAAAAAAATATACAAGAATGGGGATATCAGAATATATAAATGTCCCTTCAAATCATATAAAAAAAGAAAATGAAAGATGGATAGTTCCAAATAAAAAAATAGAAATTATAAAAGAGGCCGGTTTAGCTAATCATTATATGTATAGAAGACGAATAAATTTTTTCTATTTTAGAAAAATATCTGAATATCTTACACAAAATCCTTCGGTTTTTGTAAGAAAACCTAAAAAATTTGGATTTTTTTAAGGAGAATTTATGAATACCATTAATAAAAAACAATTAATTGAAGCTTTAAATATTGCAAGTTTGGCAGTAACAGATAAAGATGTTGTAGCGGGATCTGATTGTTATTTTTTTTCAAAGGATGTAATAAAAACACACAAAGACACCACCGCCTGTTATGTTATTTTTAACACAGGGATTGAAGGGATAGTAAAGGCATCGTATCTTAATAATATATTAAGTACTTTTCCTTATGATGAAATTGTTCTTTCAGTTGAGGAAAATAATTTAATCATTTCATCAATTTCAAATACCCTTTGTTTTAAATTATTGATGAAAAAGATAAAAAATGAATTTAATATTGATTTCGATTTTAATCAAACGTTATTTGAAGAATTGCCCGATAATTTTACTACTTTATTATCAATGGCGGCCTCATCTGCAAGTAAGGATATTCAGCAAAAGGGACTTATTTGTGTTAATATAAAGGATGATGTTATGTTTTCGGGATCAACTTTTAGTGTTTGTAAAATAAATTTATCAAAACAAATTACACAAATGCAAATTCCGGTAAATTTAGTTGATCCAATAAAAAAGATTTCCCCTACATATTATTATAAATCAAATGAATCGGGATGGATTCATTTAATGAAAAATGGACCTGATTATAAAGGAATTGTAAGTTGCATAAGTTTTAGACATGGAATTGAATCATTATCAGATGAAGAATATGAGACAATTATTGGTCTTGTTGAAAATATTGATGAAAATGCTATTGATATTTCTCAACTTATTTCTGACGAATTTATTGAAATACTAAATTCAGTTGTTATTTGTTCTCATGATCAAGCGGATGAATTAAATCCGTATTATAATGTCCTTATCACTTATAATGGTAAATTTCTAATTGAATGTAAATCAATATCTAATAAGATAGGATCATCTTGTTATTCATTAGAAAAAAATCTTAATGTAAAGGATTTTAGATTTTATATAAATCCGATTTTACTAAAAAATATGAAAAATAAATGTAATGAATTAAAGGTTCTTTTATGTGACAATAGAATTATTTTTATTGGGAGTAATTTTAAATACAGTGTGTGTTTACTAAATTCATATTTAGATAATAAATAATATGTTTTTTGATAGTGATCAGGTAACTAAAAAACTACAGCAGGGAAATAATAATACAGAAAAGGGACCAAGTGCAGTAAAAGAAAAAAAAGGAACGTATTCATGTGAGTCATGTAAATTAAATTTAGTATGTAAATCCCCCAAAATGTCCTATACCGGACTTGGTGAAAAGGGAATTTTATTTATTGGACAATTCCCTGGTCCTATTGAAGACAATCAAAATGAACAATTCATTGGAATTACAGGGCAATATCTTCGATCAATTTTAAAATCTTTTCATTTTTCGCTTGATCGGGATGGATGGAAAGATAATGCCATTAAATGTTCTCCTTATATGGATTCGGTAACAAATAAACATGTAAAATGTTGTCGCCCATTTTTGTTTGATGCAATAAAAGAACTTCAACCAAAAAAAATAATATTATTTGGACAAGAGGCCCTTGATTCAGTTATTGGAAATTATATTGATAGTGTTGGGAAAATATCAAAATGGGTTGGATGGAAAATTCCTGATCAAACATTAAAAACATGGATTTTTCCAATGTATCATCCTTCTTTTATTCTTCGCCAAAAAGAAGAAAAGCAATTTGCAAACTGTTCTCCCCCTGCTGAAAAATTATTTATTCAACATTTAAAAGAGGCAATTTTTTGGGATGTCCCTTTTCCTGATTTTAGTAATGATAAAGAAAAAATTTCAATAATTTTAAATTTATCAGATGCAAAGAATTATTTAAATAAACTTCTTTTTGAAAAACCTCCGGTTATATTTTTTGATTATGAAACTACCGGGTTAAAGCCGTATCGAAAAGGACATGAAATAATTTGTGTTTCTATTTCAACGGGACCTTATAATGCAACTGCTTTTCCATTTTTTAAAGATGATGAATTTCGTTTTTTATATCAGCAGGTTCTTCAATCTGAACAAATACAAAAAGGAGCACAAAATTTAAAATTTGAAGATACATGGACAAATGTAATTTGTGGCCATGAAGTATCCCCATGGTTATTTGACACAAAAACTTCAGCACATATTCTTGACAATCGTCCCAGTACTACGGGATTAAAATTTAGGACATATGTTGATTTTGGGGTAACCGGATATGATGATGATGTTCACCCTTATATTAGTTCCCCTATTGAAGAAGAAGAAAAATACGGATGTAATGGATTTAATAGGATGAAGGAATTCTTTGAAAAAAATCCTGAAAAGGTATTATTATATTGTGGATTGGATTCAATGTATGAATTTCGAGAATATGAAAAACAATTAGTAGAAATTGAAAAAAATCCTGTTCTTAAAAAAGGAATTGATTTATTTACACAGGGAAATATTGAACTTGCATATGTTGAAAGAAATGGGATTAGTACAAATTATGATTACTTTATAGAACAACAAGGGTATTTAGATAATAGAATTAAAAAAATAGGGGAAAGGATTCAGGAAAGTGATGAAATTATAAAATGGAATGAAATTCACCCCGATATAAAATTTAATCCAAATTCTGATCCCCAACTTATAAATTTGTTTAATACAATTTTACATTATGAAAAAACAAAAGAAACGACCAAAGGAAATTATTCCGTTGATAAAGAAGTCCTCGAAAAAATTGATTCCCCCTTTTGTTCAGATTTATTAAATTTAAGAAGATTTTCAAAGGCAAATGAAACATATATTTCCAATATATTAAAAGAATCAATTGATGGGGTTATTCATTTTTTTCTTAATTTAGATACTGCCCGAACATACAGATCCAATTCATTAAATCCAAATATTCAGAATATACCAAAAAGGGATAAATTATTATTATATCTTATAAGAAGCGGATTTATCCCATCAACGGGAAATTTTTTAATGGAAGTTGATTATAGTGGAATTGAAGTACGTTTTAGTGCATGTTATCATCATGATCCTTTAATGATTAATTATATACAAGATCCAACTACTGATATGCATCGAGATGAAGCTGCATCTTTATTTAAATTAGATAAACAACAAGTAACAAAAAAATTAAGATACATCACCAAAAATGAGTGGGTTTTTCCACAATTTTATGGATCGTATTATAAACAGTGTGCCCCAAATTTATGGAACTCAATTCAAAATGAAAAAACTGCTGATGGAATATTAGTTATAAAACATTTAGAAAAATACGGTATTTTTGATTATTATGATTTTGAAGAGCATGTAAGAAAATGTGAAGAAATTTTTTGGAAGCAAAAATTTAAAGTATATACACAATGGAAAGAGGAAACATGGCAAAATTATCTTAGTACGGGGAAAGTTTCCTTATTATCAGGATTTGAATGTACTGGGATAATGAGAAAAAATAATGTGCTTAACTATCCAATACAAGGGACGGCTTTCCATTGTTTATTAAAATCTTTAATAACAATAAATAAATTTTTGAGACAAAATAAATATAAAAGTAAAATTGTTGCTCAAATACACGATAGTATTATTTTTGACATGGTTCCAAATGAAACGATGGAATTGGTACCAATTATAAGAAAAATAATGTGTGAGGATATAAGAAAGGAATGGGAATGGATTATTGTCCCATTAGATATTGAAATTGAATGCTCTGAAATAAATGGTAACTGGGCAAAAATGTATCCTATTTCCAATTTTTATAAGGAGTTATAAATATGAAAGATTTAATGATTGTATCATGTGAAAGAGCAGGAACACATTTTCTTATAGATAGTATTATATGGAATTTTCCAAAATTTAATAAAAAAAGAATTGATATCCCTGCAAATGGGGAACAAAAAAAATTTGAAAAATTTTTAAAAAAATATGAGCCCTCCGGACATAATATAATTAAGAGTCATCACCAGTTTGAATTTTTTGAACCAATTATTGATATTGTAAAAGAAAAATTTAATATAATTTATATTATGAGAGAAGGAAAAGATTCAATGGTTTCATGGCATTACTATTTTAATGATGCTAATTCATGTGAATTTCCATTTTCAAAAACGGTTACTGATTTAATGATGAAAAATCCAACAAATTATTCATTTGATAATGCTTATTCAAAAATTAAATCTGAAAATATGATACAAAGATGGGAAACTCATGTAATTTCATGGGTAATGAATGCAAAAAAAGCATCTGCATTGATAATTACTTATGATGATTTATACATTTATTTTTCAAAAATAATTAATAGAATTAGTGAATTTATAGATGAATCCCCGGTACACAAAAAAACAAGACCTCTTTTGTTTAATGGAAGTGGGATTTTCCCGAGAAAAGGGATAATAGGGGATTGGTTAAATCATTTTACTTCATTAGATGAAAATTATTTTTATAGTCATATAAATTCAACAATTTTATACAACGAAATATGGGACAAAGAAGCAAGATTAACAATAATACATACCCCGAATAAAGAAGAGTAATTAAAAATATGAAAATAACAATTGAAAAAAGAAATGAGATTATTCTTGATCATATCGGTTTAATTTGGAATGTAATTAGTCATTTTACAACAAATTCAATTTTTGATAAACAGGATTATTTTCAAGTGGCATCAATAGGGATGATAAAAGCAATTGAATCTTTTGATAAGAATGAAGGAATTAAATTAGCAACATGGATGTATAAATGTATGAATTTTGAAATTCTTAGGGCTATAAAATGGAGGAGGAAATATAATAAATTTCCATATGTTTCAATAAGAATTCCTGAATTTGAAAATGACCGGCAAGAAGATTTATATTTTAGAGAAAAAATTGAAAATTTTGAGGATTCACTTAATCTACAAGATAAAATGTTTCCAATTGATTTGGTTGAGGAACGAATAAATAATAATGAAATGTCTATTCATTTACAAAGGTATATAAATACTCTTACAGAAAAAGAACAAATAGTAATAAAAATGTGTTATGGAATTAATAGAAATGAATCATCAAATAACCAAGAAATAGGAAATGTCCTTAATTTGACAAGGGAACGTATAAGACAAATACATGATCAAGCAATTAGAAAATTAAGAAATAAAATGGTAACAAATAAAGAATATAAAAAATTAAAGGAGTCATTATGAGAGTTGCCTTTTCAATTATTTTAAATGGGAAACATCATTTATTACATGACAATTATTATGATTTTATTACAAAAAATTTTGATTTATGGATTATTGCAGAAGGGGCGAGTCTTTCACAGGGATCTACTAATTGGTGTAAAAAAATGCCCGATAAATATCATAATAAAGGACATTCAGTTGATGGAACTGTTAAATTTTTAGAAGAACTTTGTAATAATAATGAGAATGTTTTTTTATCAAATCATTATACATTTAATAACAGTTATATTGATAACAATACAAAATTTTGGCATTCAAAAGATGATCAAGTTAATTCGTGTATAAATGTTCTTCTTCATTATTATTTAGGTAAATATAATTATAATTATAAATCACAAAGAAAAGAAAAAATATTTTTATGGGAAATCGATATTGATGAGCAATGGGATTTACCATCAATTGAACAAGCGGAAAATGATTTGATTATTTCCGGAAATACAATGGGGGAATTCCTTTGTAATTATTGGGTAGGTGTAAATTTACAGGCAAAAGGGGAATGGGGGGAAGGAAAATTACTACCATATCGAAGATTATGGATATGGAATTTTACAAAATTTAAACAACATGAGCCCCCTATATTAATTGACACTGATAAAGGTATATTATTAAATCAAAAATTTGATCATTATGCCTATTATTTTAAACAGGATGTTGAATTTAAAAATGATTGGTATTCAGGACATGAAGATATTTTAGCAAAATGGAAAATACTTCAACAAGAATCGATTAATAAACCAATCGGTTGGAAATGTTCAATAAATGCTCTATTAAATGAAAATTCATACTGGGGGAAATCAAATACACATATTGAAAGGATAAGATAATGAAAATACAAACAATAAAAGCAGTAACAATAAATGATTTATGGTTCCAAGCAATGAGTTTACTTTTAAATTTAGGAAGTAAAACAAATTTAACCTATATAATTGAAGAAGGATCATATATCGGACAAAAACGTCTTGAATATGATTTTCTTTCATTTCAAATAACTTTTCCAGAAACAAGGCCATTTATAGTAATGCCTGAAACTATTAAAACTCCTCCTCCATTTGATAATGAGTTTTTAGAACAATATTTAAATTATATTATTACTACCTATAAACCAAAAAATACAATTTATACATATGGGGAAAGATTATTTTCAGATCTTGGTAATTTTATTAATTTAGAAAAAGGTGAAATACAATCAGATATAAAATATGAAATTTTTAAAAATAGAAAAACAAATCAAATACAAAATGTGATAAAAAAACTTAAAAAAACAAAAAATACAAATCAATGTTGTACCACCATTGGAATCCCGTCTGATATTATACTTAATGATCCTCCATGTTGTAGGATTATCGATTTTAATATGAAAGGAAATCGATTAAATATGTTTTTATATTTTCGATCCTGGGATTTATGGGGGGGACTTCCCCTTAACCTTGCTGCCTTTCAAATATTGAAAGAAATGATGGCAGATGAATTAAATGTATCACCAGGACAAACCTTTGCAAGTAGTAAAGGATTACACTTATATGACCATTGTTGGGAAGTTGCAAAAATATTAACTCATAAAGAACAAAATTTTAAAATAATTGGGGAATAAAATGAGTAATATTGGAATTGATTTAGATGGAACTTTAATTGAATTTTTAACAGGATTCAAAAAACAAATTGCAATGGATTTTAAAATAAAAGAAAAGGATCTTCCTCAACAAATTGATTACTTTTGGTCAAATTTTCCACAGGAATTTAAAAATAGGGTTGAAGAATTAATAGAAGATCCCTATTTTATGGGACCAGAAAATATAATAACCGATATATACACTATTGATGCCCTTCTTCATTTTAAAGAAGAAGGACATAAAATTATAGTAATAACGGCAAGATCCGAGAAAATTAGAAAACAAACAGAAGAAATTATAAATAGGTTTTTTCCAAATTTAATTGATAAATTAATTTTAGTAAAAAATGTAACTGATAAAAAAGAAAAAATGATTGAAGAAAAAATAAATTATTGGATTGATGATGCCCCTCATGGTTGTACGATATCAATTGAGTTAGGACTCCCAACATTTTTATTATATAATAAATACACGGAAGTGTATTCCAAATCTTTATTTATAAAATATAGGGAAGGAATTGATTTTTGGGCAGTAAAATCAATATACGAAATTTATTTAAAATATTCAATTTTTAGATATTAAATACATAATATATATATGAGAAATTTAAAAATTGAATATGAAACGGATACAATAAATGCAAGAATGGAAAATGCATTAATATATCTTTTAAACATTTTTGGATGGAGGATTGATAATATTAATTTTTATATGCCTTTATGTTCAAAAACTGGGTATCGTCTTTTATTTTTTAAAAAGAAGGATAATTAAAAATGGCAATAGGAGTAAAAGCATTACAAAAGTATAATAAAGGGGAACCTTTATCGATGAAACAATCAGTATATGCTAAGTGTGCTGAATGTATGGGATCTTTTGAAGATGGTGCCTGTGATTGTGAAGTTACAGGGTGCCCATTGTATCCATATATGCCATATGGAACAATTAAAAAGAAAAAGGCAATAAAAATGGATAAAGAAAGTGTTGAAAAGAGAAAAGAACGGGGAAAACAATTGGCAACGGGTAGGAAGAAACGATTATCAGAATCATCTGATATACAATAATTTTTATTTTTAAAAGAGGAGAAAAAAATGCCTGCATATGATAAGAATGGTATCCCGATACTCGGTCGAAATTCAGAGGAGCAAGCAAAGGTTAATGAATTAATTCTTCAAATAAAGCAGGGGAGAGCCTATATTCAGCAACTTGAAGCATATTGTGGGCAACTTCAACAATCCCTTATGAATAATGGTAATATTTTAGCTTTCCTTCTTCATAAGGAAAATAATAGGGTCAGAATTTCAATTGATGATATGAAGAATTTTGTAAAAGATAATCAAGGAAAAATTCGATCATATAAAGACACATCAACTAAATCAATTATTGTAGAGCTTATTCCCCTTACAAAAGAGGAAATGGAAAAAATTAATGAATCTCAATCTGAAAATACTTCTCCCGTTGAGCAGTCTAATTCAATCTCAAATGATGAATCAGTAAAAGAAGTGAGTAATGAAGAAGGAAACAAAATTAACGGATAAACAGCAAGAGTATTTTAATTTAAACAGTAAATTAGTCCATTATGTAATTCATAATTTATCATCAAAATTTAAGTTTATTCCATATGATATTTTATATGATGGGGGAATTGATGGATTAATTTTTGCAATAAAACATTATATTGAAAGTAAGGGAACATTTGCTACTTACGCTCGAAAATGTATTTATTGCCGGATTTTATCGGCAGTAAATACATTTGTAACAAAAGATTGTAATAAAGTTGATATAAATGATCTTTCAATTATTGATAATACAGATTATGAAGATAATGTTCTAAAAAAAGAATATAATAAAAAAATATTTGACATAATATATAATATACTGAATGAAAAAGAAAAAATGTTTGTATTTCTACGATACGAACAGGATTATTCATTAAATGAAATAGCGGAGGTCATGGGTAAGTCCCTGTTTACCATTAATTTATTAAAAAATAAAGTACATAAGTTAATTAAAGATAAATTAAAAGAGGAAATTTATACTTTATAATAAAAAATTAATCGATCAAAAAAGTAATATGTGTCGATATATATAATAGAGGGGGAAAACAGAAACCTTTAACAAAGGAGAAAAAAATGTTAACCCTTGAATATTATAAACCATCGATAAAAAATGAAATTATTGCAATTCTATTTTTTATTTTTATATGTGCTATTTTTACTTATATCGGAGCACAAATTTACCATTGGACATTATTATTTAACTATGAATTAATTGCCCCTCAAAAAGAGAAAAAACAATTAATTATTGAATGTGGTACAAAGATGATGATTCAAAATATTGTACGGGATGTGGCAGAAGAACATAATGTATCCCGTCATTTAGTTTTAGCAATATTGGAAACTGAATCAAGTTATCGAACAAAAATAACGTCAAATAAAGGGGCAATGGGATTAATGCAGATTATGCCCTTAATTGCTAATACATATAATGTAGATGATCCTTTTGATCCCCATCAAAATATTCAAGCGGGAACTCAATACATAAAATATTTACTTGAAAAATTTGATGGGGACATTGAAAAAACAATTGCTGCTTATAATGCAGGGGAAACAAAGGTTAGACAATTGGGAAGGGTACCAAGATTTAAAGAAACATTGAATTATGTTAAAAAGGTTTCTTCTTTATACGAAAAATATACACAAAACACTTAATATCATAAAGAAAGGTTAGATATGAAAAAAGGATTTATAGGGGCATATGCTGTTATATGTGGTTTTTTGATCACAAATGTAATAATAATATTGAAATTAATGAACGTCTTGACAATATCGTGGTTATTTATATCAATACCCTATATTGTTATTTTTTGCACAATTTTAGAAATATTATTTATATCAACCACAATAAAAATTATTAAATTTATGTTTTTTTCTAAAAAGTGAATATAAATAATGAATAAACATATTGTTTCCTTTTCAGGTGGAAAAGATTCCACTGCAATGTTACATTTATTACTTACACATGATATTCCAATTACACATGTTATTTATTTTGAAAGTGGTTGGGATTTTCCACAAATGGATAAACATATAAAACAAGTAGAAGAAAAAACAAATATATATATTACACGATTAAGATATTATCGTCATTTTAATGAATTATTACGGATTTATGGATGGCCCCATGGTTCAGGTGGATGGTGTGTTGATTGTAAGATAAGCACATGTAAAAAATTTATAAATGAAATAAAGGGAGACAAAATTGAATATATAGGTTTTACAATTGATGAAAAAAAAAGAACACAATCTAAAACAATTTTAAAACGTAAATGGCCTGTTAAATTTCCATTAATTGATATGAATATGTCT